ATTATACAAGTTTTACTAACATCTACATCGAATGTAAGTAAATTACCAAAAATTTGATATTCTTCCGCCTTTACTATAAATCCCCTACTATCTGCGCTTGATAGTACACCATTATCAATGCTGCCACCTGTGAATTTTAATATACAGTTAGCTGGGATGGAGACTGTTTCTCCTCCCAAGTCAAAATCATATCCTATTTCATAAATAGTATTGCTATATATTACTTGTTCTATAAAAGACTTATTTCTTCTTAAAATAACATAACCAAGACCTGTCTTTTGAGACGGTACATATTGTTTTATAGTCTTTCTTCTAATGACAGATTTATCTCCACTATTAACAAATACTTCTAAATCCTCATCATCAGCATTATTTACAATAGAGCCACCACCAGCAGATTCTATCTGTTGTCTTGCAGATTCTGATAAATCTTCATAGTTTATATTTCCACTTATTTTTTGGCTTATTCCAGTTATAGAATCTGTATTTTCTTCTACTTTTTGTATTGCTTCATTTGATTTTTCTAATGATTGCTCTGAGTTAGTTTTTGCTATTGTTACATCAGCTTTTACATTAGCCAATTCACCAGATACATTATCTACTTCAGTCATAGCACTATTAGCTATTGATACAGCCCCTTCTATTCCAGACTCTACATTAGTAACTCTCTCAGAAAGAGAGTTACTTAACTCATTAGCAGATGAAGTAGCTTTCTCTGCTGCTAATGTAGCCTTAGCTGCTTCAGTAGCAGCATTATTAGCTGCTTTTGCTGCATTATTAGCCTTTGTAGTAGCTTCTACAGCAGATGAGGTTGCAACATCAGCAGAGGCTTTAGCATTATTAGCTACTGTAGTTGCTGCATTTATAGATGATAGTGCACTGCTAGTAGCCTTAGCAGCCTCTAATGCTGCCTGTGCTGCTGCATTAGCAGCTTCTGTAGATTCTTTTACTCCAGATATTGAATATTCTATAGCAGGAGACATGGCTAAATTCCACATAAGTGTATTTACAACTACATTATATATCGTAACATTGTCTGTTTCTATAGCATCCCAATTTATTACAGAATAAACATCTTTATTATATAAATTAGTGTGATTAACTCCAACATTTATTGCAGCTTCTGCTTCTTCTTTAGTTTTATATGAACCACTAACTAAAGCTAAATTACTATCAGGACCAATATCTTCTCCATTAATTCTAAATCTAAAAAGATTATAATACATACCATTAGACTGATGTAGCGATGCTTTCTGTATATCTATAGTACATGTTTTTCCTTGTAAATAAGAAAACTCTTTATTTGGCACATATAGCTCTTTAATAAGCTCATTTACCTTACTATTATTAGTGAACACATACCTATTATAGTCTTTTTTATCTTGCTCTATATTTCCAAGTATAGTATCTAGTCTAGTATTTTTTTCATCGAACACTGCCTTAACAGAAGTAATTGGGTATATATCTGTATTTTGTGTTCCTCCAACTAACTCACTTTCTGAAAGCTTTTTAATTTTCCCCATAACTATTAACCTTGAGTTACTGTTATTTGTATTGTAGACTTATCACTTAAAGTAGCTGTACCTCCAGTTACTGCACCTTCAGCATTAGTAGTCAATGCTATAGCAGTGATTGATTTACCATTTGCACCAGCAGGTCCTGTTGCTCCTTTTGCCCCATTTTGTCCTGCTGGTCCCTTAGCACCTGTATCACCCTTATCTCCTTTATCTCCCTTAGGACCTGCTGGTCCTTGTAAGCCTTGGGGTCCTTGTGGACCAACATCCCCTTTAGGTCCTTGTACTCCAGATGCAGCATCTACCCAACCATTAGAACTGAAGAATCTGAGCTTAAAGCTACCATCTTGTAGTGGTAGTAGCCACCCAACCTCTTTGAGGTCAGGTGCTACTTCAGATATAACAATGTTCTTAATTATTATCATATTACTTAGTATTTACTGTTTTCTTTCTTAATGCTTGTCTTTTTACAGATATTTCATCTTTATGCTTCTTCTTATCATGATTTAATTTATCTCTATCAAGCTTTAATCTCTCATTGAACTCTCTCATTTTCTCCATCAGATTAGCCTTTGCCTCTTCAGAGAACTCCTGCTCTACAATACCATCATCATCTTTATTGTTAGCTTGTATTTGAGCTATCATGAGTTTAGTCTCATTATCTCTGATATTAGCCTGCTCTTTCTGTTGAAGTTCAGCTTGTCTTTGTTCAGCCTCTATTTGAGCAACTTGTTGTTGAGACTCCAATTGCTGTTGCTGTGCTTGAGCATTTCTTTCTTGGATAGCTTGCTCATCCTTTTCAACAAGTCTTTGTTTCTCAGCAAGTGAACTTGAGCTATATAACTTCATAATAGTTGAGAAGGATAATGTTTGATTTTGAAGTGCAGCTTGTGCCAATACATCAAGCTTCTGTGACAACACTTGAATACCTTGGCTATTATCAACTACCAACCCATAGTCAGCATCTGCAAATTCATCACCATCAATCTCCATAACTCTTATTGAATTATCTGACAATATGTATTGAAATTTCTTGCTTCTACCTTTGAGTGCTATTTTAGCTGTTTCAAGAAAACACTCCAATACTCTCTTCTTGACATCATCATGCTGCACAAACAACCATTCTGTGATATGTGAGGATTGTAGAGTTGCTCTTTCTACACCACCTACAGTTTCTCTATTACTTACTTGACCTTCTCTTTGTCTTGTAATACCTGCTACTTCTGACATCTCCATCTTGATAAACTCAAGGAGATTAATCTGTTGCTGTATTGAATTACCAAACTCAGCATCAATTACTCCAGAAGAAGCATTGTTAAGAGCACCTGCAAGTTTACCTGTTGAAGCACCAATATTACCTTCCCTAAAGCTATCTTCAACTGCAAGACCATTAACCTTTGCATAATACATCCACTTTTCAACATCCCATCCTTTAGGTATCTTTGCTAAATCAAGCTTCAATATCTTTCCCCAGTTCTTAGCCATCATCTTGTTCAGTCTATCATGAATAGCATCATACAAGTAATTATACTGCTTCATCATATCTACAAGAGAGAATGGTCTACTGTCATTGAGGTTGTATATAGAACCTATAATACCAAAGTGGCATCTTGATGGGTTGGACAGCCTATTGTATTGTACAACTCTTGGTCTCATATTCACATAAATATCAGTACCAATCTTTGTACCTTCCCAAGCCTCATTTATATAGAAAATCTGTTCCTCTTCTCCAGCATCTTTATCAATGATGTAAGTCTCAGGATAGAAGTTATATACTTCTTCTCCTGTCTCTGGGTCATAAGATTTAACCTTCTTGATTCTTCTTCTTGACTTCCAATATACTCTAAGCACTCTTAGGTTTCCAGCCAAGTCATAAGGAAGGAGTGAGTCTGAGATAGAGTCAGAGAACAAGTTAAATGGGTCAAAGTAAAATCCATCAGTACTTATTTCTTCTCCTACCATGTGGTTATTCACATAACCAAATCTCTCATCTATATTATCCATAGAGTCTACAGAAGCTTGTCCTACATGGTCAGGAAGTTTTTCTATGTACTCCATGTCTTTCTTGCTTAATACATCATAGTAAGTATCTATTACTCTTCCCGGACTCCAATAGTCCTCTATAATAATCATGTCTGCATCTTCTATCTTGTTGGAATACCCAGACTTGAAGATTCTCACCTTTAATGGATTAAGTCTTTCAATAACAGGCTCTCCACCTACTATATCACATTGATATATCTCCTCTCCCACAGCCATAGCATCCATAAAGCCATTATTGAACAGCAGAGGAATATTATACTCTTTTACATAATGATTAAGAAGGGCATTTGCCCTAATCTCTCTCATGTCTTGCCACTCATAGATATAATAATCATTTAGTTTCTCAAGCTCTTGGTTAAACTCCTCTTCTGACTGTGATGTATCAACTATAAGCTGCTGGAGTCTTTGAAATAATTCTCCTTTCTTGTTATTCTCAATCTCAGAGATGGCATTAGGGTTAGTAACTACTACTCTATAGTCAAATACTCTCTTTGATTCCTCACCTCTAAGAACATTCAATTTGCTATTCATGATAGGATAGTGTTGTATTCTATTAGGTACAAAACCAGCTCTTATATTCTCAGGGTTCAGTACAAGCTCCAAGTCTGTCATGTGAAGCTTGCCATTCAACAAGTCATAGTTAATCTTCTTATGAATCACAGATTTTCTCACAAGACTATAGTTAAAGAAAGTCTTGCTGTCTGCCCAATCCAAGTGCCTCTTTCTCCAAGCCTTGTTCTTCTTACTAAAAGGCAGTTGTTGTGGTGGTAAATTTATTAATTCAGACATATTGATTCAGTTTATTTCCTGCAAAAGTAAGTAAAAACCTTCACTTATGCAAGGATATAAGTGATTTACTAAGTATCCACATCTATTTTTGCTAAATTTACTGTTTGAATCTTGCATCATAGTTGGTCTTGAAGAATGGGTCATTGCCTAAGTATGAAGCAGAGGCATCCTCCTCATTACTCTTGCTTACCTCACCATTATAGAGAATCATCTTATCTTCCCTAAGCAACATAAGCATACCCATAGATGAGATTCTATCAAAGTTACCTTCTGAATTGTACAGTATAAGCTCTTTTATCAATGCTCTTGACCTCAAAGTATATAGATTGGGAATCATTACTTCTTGGTCTTCACCATCAATTGTTTGTATTACAGGAACTGGTCTTAATAGCCAAGACCTTAATAGGTTTCTTGCATAAGCATTTATAGCTGCTGTAGCATTAGTACCTTTAGCCTTATTTCCATAGGAGCTACCCTTGACCATATCTTTGTCTTTCAAGAAGTCAAGTACATCAGTAAGCAGATACAAGCAATTCATCTTTGAGAAATATGCAAATAATCCCTTTTTGTTATTTTCATAATTCATTCTGCCATTGTAGAATAGACACATCTTTCTGCAAATCTCATAGAAGTCATCTGCAAATAATGGTCTACCTGTGTACTCAGCTACTACCTTGTCAGTCCATAAATCAAGTACATATACAGAACCAAGAGACATAGTAGTTGACTCATCATCATCATAGGGGTCACACCCTAATATGTATCTATTATCAAATACTCTGCCTAGCTTATCTTTCTCAGGCAGCTTATATATCTCAATAGCACCCTCTATCTTATTATTCTTATGTGGAAATTCTCTTATAGGCTGGTCTGAAGTAGGCTTAAATCCCACCTCCTTACTACCATTAATAGCTAAATCTCCTACATATACATCATCATACTCTCTTGGGTTAGAATCCAATTGACCTAATCTTTCAGTAAGGTCAGTTACTGGGAACATATTAACACTAGTCTTTACAATAGCTTCAGCAGGAGTAATAGGAACCTCAGCAATAGTCTTGATTACAGTATTGGGGTCAGTAGAGTTATACTTAACCCTATATCTATTCATCAATATCTCAATCAGTGCCTGTACTACATCAGATACACCATCCCTATTATAGCATCCTTTTCTATTGATATATCCCGGAAAGAAGAATACAAAGTATCTTTTACCTTGATTGTTTTTATCATACACATTAGGTAAAGCATACATATTATAACCTCTTGGGTTATACATAATCTCCTGAGCACCAGCAAAGTCTGATTCATTATCACCAGCAGTACCTTGTAGGTACATAAGACCAAACACATAATCACCTTCCTGTACAGAAGGAAGCATTACATTATACAAATCAATAAGTCTTGGAAATGTACCAAACTCCTCAATACCAATAAATGCAGCTCTCTTACCTCTTAATTTGGACTCATCATCTTTTGATGATACTCCCAATACTGAGTTTTGTGTACCCTTCTCAATATCAAGCTCCAAATCCTTATATCCCATTTTCCAAACCATGTCTTGAAGAGATGATTTAAGCCTCTTTCTTGGGAACTGGGTATGCTCAGCACAGAAATTAGCCATTGAGACAAATTTATTAAGTACACCATCTTTTGTCAAGTACTCTTTCTGATAAGCTGTAGCAATAGATACAAGCTCCTCACAGGCTGTACTATTCTCACCTAATACAAAGTTATGAGTAAGAATTGAAGCCATTGAATAGGACTTTGATTTACCTCTGGAGGCTAACTCTGCACCATGATTACCACCTAAGAAATCATTATACAGACCACCACTTCTGGCTTGCTCCATATAATGAAATCTCCAATAAATACCTTCCCACATTTCAGGGAAGTCTACAATTCTATCTGCCTGCTTAGTACCTTTTCTAATCTTTGATTGTATAATAGGGCAGTAATTCATATAGAAGTAAAGAGGTCCTGTGACCCACTCTCCATCAGACTCTCTTACATATCCATTCCAGCACCTATCTCTCTCCTGTCTAATCCATTTACCATACTCACTATTAGGATTGGCATTAGGTCTTAGACTTGTAAAACACCCATACTTCTTATAGTGAAGTGCAGTAGGTCTAAAGTAATCCATATCCTCAAGAATATGAGGATTAACTAAGTCCACTATTATTCTACCCTGTAAGTCTCTTGGTCTATCTTTGGCATATTGTCTTGCAGGAGAAATCAATCTCTTAACAAACTCTACATTATTGATTATGTCTAATAACTGGTCTTGTACTTCTTGTGGCAATCCACTAAGCAACTCATCAGTTATTTGAGTTTGATATTTATTCATCAATATATCCATTATACTCTCCCTTTATAACCTGTTCATAGAAGTTACAGCCTATCCAATTGAATATCAGCCTACTAAGCTCTACATTCATCCTTCTTATCATAGTCTCTTCCTGACCATCAAGGACTTTTGCAGTCTCTTTTACTCTTATTACTCTATACTTCTTGCCACCTTTTACAAACCATATTACAGACTCATATTCCTTGTATGCCTTAAATGTTTGATGTGGCTTTACAGTCCTTTGAAGTACAAGATGACCAGTAGTCTTTATCTTGAGTGCATCCCTCTTATCTTCAATAGACCTGTTAAGTCCTTCTATAATATCTTCTGCTTTCATACCTTAAATGTTTAGTTCATCTTCCATTATTGTCTTCTCTCCTTGACCTCTCATCTTACCAGCTACCATAGACTCCTTGGCTATAGCTTTTTCAGCATCATCCAAATCCTTCACAAGTGATGGAACTTGTTTGATAGTAGCTGTAATTGTATTCAGTGTATATATAGGCTTACCCTTATCATCTGTTTGTGTAAGGTCTATGTCTCTCAATAGCTTCCTTAATTTATCAACTGCATATCTTGTGTCTTCAAGAAGAAGTACAGAAGTAGGTTTGAAACTATTATAAAATTCCATAGCAGCCAGTACTACTTTGTCAGGTTCCCATTTCTCAGGTAATCCTTCTCCTTCCTTAATAGCTTGCTTCCTCTGTTCCTTATCAGTAAGATACTGATAATCACTTCTTGGGTCACAGAAGAAATAAATAAAGCCTAATTCCATCATAGCCTTATACTTATTCTGAGACCTATCTCTTTGCCATATCTGTTTGAAGGGCTTCAATAGTAGAGCCTCAGGCTCAATTACCATTTTATAACCCTCATATTTGAATAACTTAATCACTTTTCTTTTATTCTAAATAGTTTAACAACTTACAAATAATCTCTGGGTTATTGTGTAAATGTCCCAGAGCCAAATTACAACTATGGCATAATACCCCTCTAAACTTTCCTGTAGTATGGTCATGGTCTATACATAAATTTGATATAGACCCACATACTTCACACTTATCAGGAAGTGAATCAAACTGTTCAGGAGTTAGACCATACCTGCTCATTTTAGCAATCTGACTTTTAGTATATTTAGTTTGACCTTTCTCTAATTGGTCAGGTCCTCTAAATTTACCCTCATCAATATTTAGCCTCTTTCTTGTATTCTTTTAGATGCTCTCTATTCTCCTTATCTTGTTTATATTTATTCATGTACTCAATATGCTGCTTATTTATA